AGCGTTATCAGCAGCAGCTTTGCGTAAGCCAGGTGCGGCTAAAGTAACCACGTTAGAAGTAAGAGCAGTAGCAACAACATACTTGTTGGTATCACCAGCAAATGTAACGATGTCACCAGCAACAATAGTGCCTGTGCCGCCATCAACAGTAATAGCAGTTGCTCCAATCGCATAACCACCAGCATTGTTTACTAGGTAGCTTGCACCAGTACCAACAGCAGGTAATTGGATGCCAGCAGATTCTTTAAGCATGATGCCTTGTAAATCTAATAACACACCATTACGCAATAATTCAGTTGTGCCATTTTCGTTAGCTTTTTGTAATTGAGCAAGGTTACGCAATTTAGTGCCAGCAGCAGTATTTAATACCATTGTGACATCATTCATTGGCGCGCCATTATCAACTAAGATTTTACGCAATTCAGCAACTTCATCGAAGTTAGAACCGAATGGTGTCGTGCCAGCAGTACCGAAAGCGCGTGAAGCACCTAAGTAAGCAGAAGTAGCCAAATCGATTTCGATTTCGTTTGTTAATGCACGCATAGCTTGGCGAATTTGATCACCGTAAATTGTTTCAAAACCTGAGCCGTTATTTACATGACGGATGTCCTCACCAGTCCAAGGTATTTGCACACCGCGAGATTTAGTGATTGATAATGTTTTGCTGTCCACTGTTTGATCAGTGCCTTCAGGGATTGTCATAGAAGGCGCATTGTCAATAGCGGTAGCTGAACGAGTGAAATGTGAACGAACCACATCATTTAACGCAACGCGCTCTGAGCCATTACCATTAATAGTTGATGATGATATTACGCCTGTAAGTTCACGACCTACAACGTCGGCTGCTTTATATAGATCAGCAGCTAAATCGGTTAATACGTTTGCCATTTTATTTCCTTTGTTTAATCGACTACTTTAAATCCGTCTTTTGCCAAAGTTGCTCTTTCATATTGCGACTTTGCTTCAAATTCAGACCTAGTTATAGTCTTGGATTGAGTATTGTTGTTACCACCTGTTGCACCACCGCCGCTATTGTTTTCTGCTGCTACAAAATGCTTACCTGTTTCGCTTGTAGCCCACTCTTTAACAAAGTCGCTTAGTGCTTTATCACCAATCACAGCTTGGTAGTTTCCATTTTCAGCTTTGATTGTGGCTTGCATTTTAAGCAATGCCTTTGCGGCATCCATGAGTTCTGGTTTAACTTTAGATTTAGCCAGAGAATCAGTTAAATTTGCATCAAGTAAGTATGTTGTTAATGCGCTATCTTTTTCTTTTACAAGTCCAGATAAACGATCCAACTCTTTTTTGCTTAATTTACCATCATTCTCTAATTTGCCAGATAATTCAGCAACTTGGGTTTGTAGATTTGCGTAATCCTCTGGATCTATGTCTGCACCTTTGGCTTTAACTTTTAGTTTAACCAGATCAGACTTCAATCCACGATTACTTTCCTCTAACGCTTCAAATTTACTTAATAAACCATCTAACTTATCTTGCGTTAATTCCTCGACTTTCATTTCATACCCCTTTACGGCACTGCCGTCATTTAAGCCACTGGCTCATTACTGTGTGGCACTGCCACGAAACAAAACCCACAAGCACAGCTAATGGATTCCAATAAAACTATAAATTATTATACGCTTTTATTTTTTCTATTGCATTATTCTCTAAATTGTCCTCATATTCCACAAGACTTCTGCCATTAAGCATATCTAGCCACTTTTCTTTTGCTATTGCAAAATTTTCAGCTACTTTATCTTGAGGTAGGTTTGATCCTACTATTTCCACATTTTTCATTATTTCACCAATAAATTATATCGATCTATATCAATAGTGCCGCTATCAAATAATTCTTTTGCCTTGACATTTAACTTAGGTTTTAACTCTACCGCATTATAAACTGGCACATCATTTACATTGCCTAGCATTACAGAACTAGGAGTTCCACCATTATTTACTACTTGTATTTGAACTCTAGGGTTATTTGTATAAAATCCACTTAACTCTTTAATTGTTTTACTTGCGCCAGTATGCGCCCTAATTAATGTATCAATGTTTACGGCTCTCTGCCTTCCAGCATTAAACGCTAAAGCATTTTCAATAGGTGTATTCGTATAGACAATTGCAACATTCCCTTTGGTTGCCTCTAAAGCCTGTTCAATTTTAATCCTAGCAGACTCAAAACTTCCTAATACTGAATCATAAACCAATCCACCTTGTTTAATTCCTAATGTATCAGTTGCTAATGTCATTGTGGCTGATTTGCCAGATCCACTACCGCCAGCCGTAAATAAAGTTCCAGACTTATCATTGGCAATTCTTTTTGCATTTAAAGCATCCGCATACAACTCTTTAGCAAGATATGAACTAGGCTCATGTACAGCCGCAACTAAGTTTCTATCTGCGACAAAATCACGACTTAAAGTTTTGACTAAATCTGGATCAATAACATTCCCATATAATTCTCGGTACTTATTCATTAATCCTTGCTTATCTGCTTTTATTGCATTATAGAATTTGGTTTCCACCAACCTCTCTTTATCAGTAAGACTTGGTGATCTAATAAAATTATCTGGTATTATTGCTTCAAACGCTTTTGCATTGCGGATCTTTAACTCATCTAATGTATATACATGACCAGCAGGGCTAACAAACTTATCGATTGACAAATTGCCATCTCTGAATAACTTAGCTTTAGTAACGCCAAGTACCTCGTTTTGCCTTTCTACAGACTGTTTTTTAAGCCACTCTTGATAGCTGGTCTTTGCTGGCACTTGCCCATCCATTGAGGCTCTAGTGCTTTCTGGCAAATCTACATCTAATCCCAATTCTTTGAATGACTTGATTACAGCGACATAGCGACTGCGACATCTAAAATGGGCAGGGATCGCTGGTTTAGGTTCACCAAGTTTAAAGTATTTCCCATCCCTACTAGCACATAACTCGGTAGTGCGTGTATCTAGTGTTGCAGTGTATCGGTATCCTTTAATGATGTCCTCATTGGCATCATACAATGCTTGTTGGGCAACATTGGCAGTATGAGCAATGGCAGTCAATACAACCGATTCAGCATTGGATCTAGTGATGTTCATAATACCATCAGTATAATTTAATGCTCTAGTTCCTCTAATCTTATTGACTATTTCACCAGTAGTTTGGCTTTCAATGAATCCAATACGGACTGCATCACGAATTAAATTAGCTTTCTGCAATTCCATTCCAGATAAAAACTCATCTAAGAATTTGCCTTGAAATGGGGTGGCAATAGCCGCGGCATAAGTTGCCTCTGCGGAAATAGGCAAAACCTTAACAGGTTGAACACTGCTAATTAAATTCTCTTGGTAATCTAATTCGGCTTTAGTAAATTTATTTAAATCTAACTTTAACTGATCCGATACTTTCTCATAGGCGGTAGTATTTAAATTATTGACTGATTTTAATAATGCGTTTATGCGATTTAATTTTTCTGGACTTGGTACAACTCGATTCAATTCAAGAGTAAGCCTATTAAATAGATCAACATCCGCTTTATTTAATATAGTAATCATCTTTTTGGTGATGGCATTACTATACCCAAGCACATCAATGGCATGAGATATTTCTTTATTTAATAATTTTTCATTGGCACTAGCCATTTAACTTCTGTTCCAATAAATTGATTTTGGCATTTAACTGTTGAACATAAGCAACTAAATTTGCCATAATTTCTGGCGAACTTGCTTGCATACTTTGATATATTGGCAACCCGTTAATATCAGTAGCATCCTTATTGCCGCTTACGGATGATGGCGATACATCTTGAACTTCATGTGCGACAAACCCAGCACCAGACAAATTGGTATCAGCCCATTCCCATTGCTTTGGTTGTAACGCATCAATGAATTGTTGATAATTAGTTAATGCTCTTTGGTTTGCTTTTAACCGATAATCAGATGTTGTGTTATATGTTGTTGTTAACGCATTAACGGCAATTGATCCAGATTCAGTTCCAGATATTTTAAATGTTATAAACTTTCCACTGGCAATATTGGAAGTTATATTTGTAAATGATCCACTATGTGCTGTAACTGATCCAATTGGTGTGTTATCAATAGTTCCGCCATCTATATTGACCGCATCATTATTTTGTGTCGCAATAGTTCCAATACTTGCGGCAGTCAAATATCCTACTGACGCATGATTGCCCCATCCATAGGCGGTATTCCAATTAGATATATTAGTGCTTGTAATGGCATAGGTTACATGAGCAGTAAATACTGGATCTGTTTCAGTATAGCCAGTAATAAATCCGCTATCGTTTGTTATATCACTAGTTTTGGTAGGTATAAATGGTTTGTTTGATAAATCGGCATAAGATCCGCTAGTTGCAACCGTAGCAAATGCAGGCTTATCAGTAATAATACTCCATGCTACTGATGTTAAATAGCCAGCACTCGCATGATTACCCCATGAATAAGCGGCATCCCAATTAGTTATTTTTGTTGATGTAATAGTATAAGCTGCATGAGCAACGAATATAGGATCTGTTTCGGTATATCCAGTTATATATCCGCTATCGTTAGTAAATGCACTAATAACAGTTGGAATAGTAGGTTTGTTTGTTAGCCATGAATAATCTATTGTTTTGTTTTTCCACAAATTAGTAGATGACTCATAAATCAATGCTTGATTGTTTGTTTTGCTTATTATACTTACATCATGTATTTCCTCTAACTCATAGCCATTCTGTATTTTGACTTCAATAGCACCTTGATTTTGATGGCTGCGTGTTACAACCCCAATATACACAAGATGCGCTGGTGCCAACTGTTTTGTAGATGTATAAGCCCCAGCAACGGTAGAACTTAAATACAACTGCGCACCCTCTGCAAATGCTTGAGTATCTAATCCTACTAACTGACCGACAACCGTAGCATAACCATTTTGATTAGTTGATAAATTAGCAGTTATAAGCCCTAATGTTTGCGCACTTGTGGCATCACCTGTGGCAATTGCTTTAGTAACAGTAGGCTTGTTGCCTGCTGCACCGTTTATATAAACGACTGTACCCTTTGTAAGAGTTGCGCCAGTTATATTACGCACTTGAATTAATAATGTAGAGGCAGGGGATGCCTCTGATACTTGCAGATTTGCAATAGTTCCAGTTTGGGTAACATTAATGCTACCATCATCTGACGTTATTTCGGTTATGCCAACGCCACCGCCAGCAACCTCTAAATTAAATGTAGTGCCTTGGTTAGTTATTTGTACAGTATTGCCAGCAGATGTAAGTGATTGAACCCCAGTAGAGCCACCTAAGAATCGACCTATGCCATCTTTGCCAGCTAGATCGACCTCTTTACCCCACTCCCCGCTAGGCAATTCAAACTTTAATTTAGTGCCTTTCCATTGGTGATTTGGCTTATCGCCCTTATCGCCTTTAATAGACAGACCATCAACACCATTTTTACCGTCAATGCCATTAATTCCATCCTGCCCATCTTGACCATCTTTGCCATCTTGACCAGCTTTGCCATCTATTCCATCTCGACCATCTAAACCATCTTTGCCATTAATGCCATCAATTCCATTTGCGCCACTCTCACCATCCTTGCCATCTGCGCCATCTTTCCCTGCATCACCTTGATCGCCTTTATCGCCTTTTTCGCCTTTATTACCTTGATCGCCTTTGATTGATTCTGGCATGACAATAGCATCAACTCTATCTTTAAGTTTTGCTAGTGCTTCGGTTAATAATGCGACTAATTCATTCATAGCCCTAATTTAGACCTTATTTGAGCCATTACGCCAGTATTATCATCTGGGGCTTCCTCATCATCTGGCAGATCATCCATGCCGTTAGTAGCATCAGACTCTAAACTAAGCAGGTAATCATCGTAGGTAGTAGATTCTCTGATCACTTCGCCTTGTTTCAATGCGTAGAATAGTTCCTCTTTAGGTATGCCACCGACTTGCCATGCTTTCATTAGCGCATCTAAGTCTTGAGCAGACATAGGCACTGGCATAAAGTCAGTATTCATATCGATTTCAATCTCGCCCTCAACGCCATACCACATAGCCATAAAGCGAGTGATCTGCTCAAAGTTCTCACCTGCTAACTTAACCAATGCGGCTAATACACTAGCCTCGCCATTGGATCGCATGAGCAAAGTACCAGCAGACTCCACGCCTGCTTTCTCTGGGGCTAACATCCTTGCGCCAATAGCCGCCATTTGTGATTCTTTTTGTAATAGGTTTTTCTCTAGTGCGCCTAGACCTTGACCAGTGAACTCTAAGAATCCCCAGTTGGCACTGCTATCACTAGACACAATGGCAGTAGATGATCCAATGCTTACTTTCTCATTCTCATCAAATACAAACCCAGCCAACATAGGGGTAGGCAAACCAGCAAAATGACATCCACGCTCATAGTCAGCAGTAACACGATAGTGGGCAATATTAAGATCAGCTAGATCTAAGATAGGTGGATCTTGTAAGTCTAAGCAGTTTTCTTTTGCGCCAAATGCCCAAAATGGGATAAATGAAATAGGTGCGCCTTTCATTAATGGCACTATGTCATTCTCAAACTGCACCCAATCACCTTTTGCGTTTTTGCGATATATTCTTTGTATATACCCAATCTCTGTTAGCAGTAATGCTCTAATCTGTGGATGTGTTTCATATTCAAACTCATTCTTTTGGACTTCGTAATACTCTTGCAACTTGATCATAACTGGTTGCATGACATTGTTTACCCTAGTAACACGCCAATCTAGGATTGATTCAGCAGGGTAATAAGTGGTATATGGGCGTAAATTTGCTTTAGCGGCATCAGCCAGACTTGCAGGGGTTTGAGTAACGCTAGGGTATTCCACCAAAATCCCAGCACGACCAACCTGCAATAAATCATAAATAGTTTGCATAGCAAGGGCATCTAAGCTATTACCTTTAAGATCTATGTCATCAAACATATCCTCTAAAGCAGATGGGTAGGTTTTTTCCATCTCTTTACGAAAGACCATTCCAACTAGCCCCTCAAGAGTTCGACCAGTGGCATTAAAATATGTGGCTCTTAATTTATACGACTTGTAATCATGGTCTGTTTGATCTGCTAGACGAGGTAAGAATTTTTCGCCAGCATTGTGAATTGCGCT